ATTCAGCATCTGCTTTTTCAACAACTTCTTCCTGGTCTTCGATTTCTGTTTGTAATTCTTCTATTTCATTAACCAAATCAATTTCATTTTCTTCCAATTCTTCAATTTCGGGGCCATCATATGATGTGGGTTGTTTATTCTCAATTAAACTTAATATCTCATTTTGTAATGTATTTCTAGATTCTTGTAATTGGTTCTCCGCTGTTTCTAAATCTAATATCTCATCTTGATTTTCTAATATAACATCATCTGATTTTTTTATTATAGCTCCGAAATCTGTTTTCTTATATTCTTTTAATTTACCTGCTGTTTCTTTTGATTCTTCTGCGGCTAATTGATATAACTGTTCAAACACCGTTGTGTCTAAAAATTGTGATAATAAGTCTTTTCTTTCTCTTTGTGATTTTTCTATAAAATTATTATTGTCTGCTTGAAGTGAAAATGCTGTTAAAATAAAGTCATCATATGTCCCTAAAAATCTTCTTATACTTTTATTTGTATCACTCCGTTCTTCCCCATTTAAATTTTCTTTTTCATTATAAAAATTAACATTAACTTTAACATGTCCATGTTTTAGGGTTGTTCCAACCCTTTCTATAGTATATTCTATATTATTTAATTTAAATTTAAATATTCCTTTGAACCCTGCTTTTTTATTATTTAATACTTCTTTTGCTTTTCCTGTTTTACTACATTTATCAAATATAGTATATATTATCGCATCTAATAAAGAAGATTTTCCAGTTGCATTGGCAGCAAATAAACCTACTACATCTGACAATTTTGCGAAATCAATTTTATTCTTTTTGCCATATGAAAACATATTTTCAAATTCAAAAGATATTGGATACCACGTAGCATTTCTAACAGATTCTAATATAGGCAATTTAGAATTAATCGTACGATTAATATGTCTAACTGCGTCGACTTCTTCGTCAGATGCATCTGGATAATTATTATCTACAAAATTAGTAATTAAATTATTTTGGTATTCTACATCTCTAACATTTCCAATACTAATAGATCCATTGTTGTTTTCATTAATATTATTAGCAGTTCGTTGAATTGAAATATCTTGTACTTTATATTTTTTTCTAATTGTTGCAATTAATTTTTTAATATCTGCTGCATCTGTATTAGTAAATTTAATACGAACTCTAGGTTTATTTGGGATACGATATGCTGATTTTATTATATGGCCATTATCTACCTCAAATGTAACATATCCATATTCATTATCAATTTCTACAAATTTGGCAGCTCTATCAGGCAGATCCCATACTAATATGCCGTGATCTAGTGCTTCTCCATGGTTTTGTTGAATTAATGAACCAGGATACCCAATGGTCTTTTTATCATTCAAAAATTGGGCTGGTTTATGTATATCTCCTAATAATGTTAAGTCGTGTCCTTCAAATAAATCAGTCGTTACCTGTTCATTAGATATTTCGAATCCAATATCTGTTTTAGCATTATGTACAGCGCCGTGATGTAATGCAATTTTATACGCTCCTTTGAAATCTTTTGCTTTTATATAATGTTCGGGTGCAATATCTACTGCCATATGATTAAATACGACTCCACCCAATTGATACAATCCATTTTGTTTTATAAAATGGATATTTGGATTTTTAACTACATCCAATATTGGAGATATTGCATCCATTCGATATAAATTATTTAAATTCATATCATGGTTGCCTAACATTACAATTGTAGGAATTTCAAATCCATTAAAAAATTTAGTTAACATGTTTATTAATTCTGGAGACATATCTAATTTAGAATGTACAATATCTCCGGTGACTACACATATACTTCTGGGTGTTGCATATTGTGCTAAATGTAAGAATAAATTTTCAAAAACTTCTTTATATTCTTTATGTCGTTTTAATGTTCTGATGTGTATATCAGATATATGAAATATCTTATCGATATGTTTTATATTTGGATTTAGATTTTTTATTTCCATATTAATTTCATTCGTAATTGCATCAACCGTTCAAATGAAAATGTTAACGTTTCAGCAATTAATTTACTTATTTTTTCAAATCCTAATTCATTTGGATCTTGATCTTTTACTTCTACAAAATATACATTTAAACCTTCTGCCATAAATTTTTCTGCTATTTGCAAAGAATTTTTTATTGCATCTTCATCCAAACATAAGTAGATATCTTTCACTCGTTCTTCTATAATTTTTTTCTGTAATTTTGGCTGTATAATTTTACCAAATAGTGGTATTGCATTTCTTTTAATTGTCATTGCATCAAACACTCCTTCGCATAATACAATTGGTTCTGCCCAATTAATTAACATTTCGAATCCTATAATATCTTTTGAAACTAATGGATTTTTGTGTTTATAAGAATCGCTTGAATAATATGCTCTGGATACAAAATAATTTAATTGTCCGTATTTATCATAACTTGGTACAATAACTTTACCAGAATACTTTCCAGATTCTGCATACCCTATTCTGTAACGAATTATATCAAATATAGTTATTCCTCGTTTTTTTAAATAATGCATTGCATTACGATAATCAGGAGTTTTTTTAGGAATCCATAATGGTATATACTCTTCTGGAATTTCTAATACTTCGTCTTTGGTTTCTGTTTTTGTGTCTCGGTATTTTGCAAATTGAATAATTTTACCCAATTGCTCAAATTTCTCTTTTGGGAGTTTTAATTGTCTAAATAAAGATACAATTGTTCTACCTTTTCTATCAGATATCCAACAATGCCATGGATTTTGGCCTTCGGAATTAGTATTTAACTGTATTTCTAATTTGGGCTTATAATGAGAAGTAAATGGCGAAAAAAATGCGATGTTATCTCCAGATGTTGGTTTGCCTTTACCTAAAACAGATTCTAATAATTGAAGTAATTTAAGATTCTTCATAATTAATATATTATATGAAAAAAATGTAAGAAATCAAAGAATCTGGCTACAATTCTGGTTAGATACATTAATGAATATATTCATATTTCATAACCGATCTAACGATCATCATTTATTAACATTACATTAAAATGATAATCATTATATTAAATATAATAGAAAATAATGAATTTTTTTCACAAATCCAACCTAATAGACTAAAAAGTTTTTTGGATTGTTTGCTTTTTCTCCATTGCGTAAACATTCTGTTAACCACTCTTTTGGTATATCCTTTTTAGCAATATGTTTTATACCTAATTTCTTAGCATATATTCCATATGTTGTTTTGCTATTTTTCGATATTTTTTGATTTGGATTTTGAAATACCATTCTTAAATCAACGCTTGGATTTGAAGCTAATATATGTTTCATTTTCCTTCTATCGATAGTAGTCCACCTACCTTTAGTTTCTATGTACATAGTACCGCCAGTTTTCTTTTTAAATATAAAATCTGGTGTATATTTTGCATCTCGTTGTGGTACTACATATTCTAATTTTTCAGTTTCATAATTTACTGGATATTTTGCTTCTTTAATTTGATTTGCAACTGTTAATTCTAATCCAGATTTATAACCGTATTTATATGCCGCCATGCGTTTTTTACTACCTGCGGTATGCCAATGATTTTTTCTTTTCATAAATTATTCTCCTACAAATTTACCGTCCTTCCATATTCCTGTCTCTTTATCTCCACCATCCCAAGTCTTAGTTCCTTGGCCATTGAATTTATTATCCTTAAATTCTCCTACATAAATATATTTTTCAGTTACAGAAGTATAAGTACCTTGTCCATTATATTTTCCATCCTTAAATTCTCCTTCATACTTGTTTCCACTAACAAATGTATACGTTCCTTCACCATTTCTTTTATTATCTTTCATTTCTCCCTTATATTTTGCGCCGTTATCATAAGTTATGGTTTTTATATCTCTAACAGTTCCCAGATTTATAAAAGGTTTGATCGAAGGCTTAACATTCTTACTAATAAAATCGTCAGTATATAATTCTTTTAGAATTTTTTCATCGGCAGGAAATGCTTTTACAGAAGTTTTTGGTACACCTTCATCCCTTACACTCATATATTCATCGCCAGTATCGGTTTCAAACTCATATACAATAGAATCTGTAGTTTTCCCATATTCCCAGAAATAAGGTAATGTCATTCCTGCGACAAATTTACTGTCCTTCCATTCTCCTATAGCTCTAGAACCATCTTTGAACCCTTTATTATCTTTTACTCCTTTATCCCAACTGTCATCTTCTTCATTAAAATAGCCAGTAAAAATCATTTTGCCATCATCATAAGTATTAATTCCTTTAATTATGGCATCATCCTTCCACTCTCCTTCATATTTATCTCCATCTTCATAAGTAAAAGTTCCTTGGCCGTGCATCTTACCATCCTTCCATTCTCCTACGTATATACTTCCACCATCATAAGTCTTAGTTCCTTGGCCATTCTCCTTACCCTCCTTCCATTCTCCAATATATTTATCTCCATAAGCCCAAGTCATAGTTCCTTGGCCATTTCTTTTACCATCCTTCCATTCTCCTACGTATGTACTCCCAGAAGCCCATGTATAAGTTCCTTCGCCATTTCTTTTACCATCTTTCATTTCTCCTTTATATGTGTCACCACTATCATAAGTTATGGTTTCTTCTTCTGTATCGTCCTCTTTAGTGGAATTATATTTATTTAATGCAGTTTGTGCATGTTTAGCTCGCTTATCTTGATTTTCAGTACTTTTATTGTTAGGTTTTTCAAATTTCAACATAAATATTTTAGCAGCTGCGCCTGCAGATTTTGCTTGTTTTAATTCAGTTAAACCTAAATTTTTCGTCGTTAACTCTTTCCAAATAAAATCTAATTGAACATTTGGATCTAAATAATTATTTGGTTTCTCTTTTAATAAATCTTCTGCTCGATTTTTATGCCATTGGCATAAACCAAATGATTGGCCATTATCTCCAACAATACCAGTTTCCCATGTAAATATCGTTTCTGTAGCAATATTGCCGGCAATACCCGCTGCTTGTTGAACAGTTAAATCTGTGGTCTTTACAAGATATCTAATTATATAATCTGAACTAGTTTTTTCTGATCCATTAAGATAAGATTTATTTCCTATTTTATAAGTATTTTCTGTTGTGATAGGAATTGTCAATTCAGCTCCCGGAGTAATATCTACTGATCCTTCGCCTCCATCTTCTTTTGCCCCTTGAGCTAATGCTATTAATGTATCTTTATCAACCTTTCCACTTCCTTTTTTATTAAATGTGTCATATTGGAAAGCAAGAACCGCATCTTCAGTTTCTGTTCCAAAATCATCATCATCTCCATATTTGCTAAGTGAATATCCATTTGCTTGTAATAATCTTTGTATATCTCCAACAACTCCTCCTGTTTCACCTTTTTTAACTACATCAGTACCAGCTTTTATAGAAGCAATTGTTGCTGTTGTTGTTACAAATTTAGAGGAAGCGCTACTTCCGGCCTTTCTAACACCAACATGTATATGATCAAAATGTCCTGGTGTTCTCCATCCCATATTATATCTATACCCTTCGTATTTTACATTTTGCCATTTGCCTGATTTTAATCCTGGTTTCCCTAGAGAATCTACAATTGCATTCCATAATTCATCACCAACAGTATCTTTTGGAGTAGCTGCTGTTACATTGGGAGTATTTAAATCTACTGCATATGAACCTACAGCTCCTACCCAATGTTGAGATACATTACCCCCGGATGTTTTCTTTCTAGATCTTTTTTGAGAACTTATTGTTACACCAAAATTATCTTTTGCCATTTTTGCGATTGCTAATGCTCTAGGCATAGATCCATTCCAATTACCATCAGTACCGCCTACCATTGCTTTTCTACTATCTACATCACCGGTTGGGAAACCCATAGTTGCATCAGAATATGTTGTGTCGACAGCTACCTCTTCTTCATTATCTTTTTCTTCATCATCTGTCTCTGTGTCATCTGTCTCTGTGTCATCTGTCTCTGTGTCGACAGTTACATTCTTTGTGTCATCATCTATTTTATCGACCTCTATTTCAATTTCTTCAACAGTATCTTCAACAGTGTCTTTATAATATCCTGTTTTAACGCCTTTCTTTACATCTTTTCCTAATTCTTTTTCTAACTCATCATCTGCATCAACAGCCACTTTCTTCATTTGGTCGAACCATGTTTTTGATTTATATATTTGGGCTTGGTTTAATGATGCATCACCTTGCAATTTTACTCCATCTGCAACTTTTTTATATGTTGTTGTGGCTTGATATGGGGTAGGTCCTGACTTATCAACAGCCGTTGTAGCTTCTCTTTTCCAAATAACTTCAGTATTATCTATAATATATACATTATGTATAGCTTTGCCATCTTTACTTTTTATATCACGAGATACAACATATGCGTATTCATATTTATCCCATTTTGACCCTTGTCCTTCATACCTAGAATTCTGTATTACTGTTACAACATCTTGGAATGTTACTTCTTCGCCTTTTATTTTAGCAACAACACGGAACCCCCATTGAACTCCAGGCATATCCCGAATTTTTCGAATCACCCGCCCTGGTAATTTTTTTAGTACTGCATTAAATTTGCCTTTTTTCTCAACCAATGTTGATTTTATTATTTCTTCGAGTATTAAAGTTTCTATTTTCATATTTTTCTTCTATTAAATATAAATATTACTTACCAATCAATCATAACTAAATTTCCATTATACATCATTATATT